ATCTTTGAACAAGTATTCAGCCCATGCCTTCTCCTGATCAACTGCATCAACAAACATTTGAATACATTCTGCTTCTGTTTCTCTTGCAATTTGAATATAGTCAGGATCATCTTTTGGTAGAAGTTTTAGAAGTGTTTGTGTTGAACCTAAATGTAGATTTTCGTCACGTGCAATCAACTTGATGATTTTAGCATTGCCTTCCATCTTCTTTAATTCAGCAAATGCCCAAGAACATGCAAATGAAACATAAAAGCGAACACCCTCAAGAATGTTAACACTCATAAGAGTTTTGTACAATAGTTTCTTAATTTCATACTTATCAATAACTACTTTGTTACCGTTAACAGTATGAGTTCCTTCTCCCAATAAGTTAAAGTATGATGTCATTTCAATCAACTGGTCATAACATACTGAGATTTCATCAGCACAATCCATAATCTCTGGAATATCCATCATACCATCAAATATTTTTGATGGATCTGAATATACGTTACGAATGATATGAGTATATGAACGTGAATGAATTGTTTCACTAAATGTCCAGGTAGTGATCCATGCCTCTAGTTCTGGGATAGTTACCAGTGGACTAAACGCTTCAGTCGGGGCGCGGCCTTGTACACTGTCTAATAGAATTTGACGCTTTAAGTTGGACGTAAAGATATGACGCTCATGGTCTGTAAGGTTCTTAAAATCGTTTGAATCTTTAGTTACATCAACTTCTTCTGGGCGCCAGAAGAAACCAAGTTGCTTGTCAGTAAGTTTATCAAACTGCTTGTACTTTAGCATGTCATACCGTTGAATAGCAACAGCGCCCGCTGGATCCATAAATGCTAACGCTTTTGTATGGTCTGTCCTGTTTTCTGAATTAAATACACTCATTATTTTTCTCTCTATTAAATTACGCAACTATCACAATCATCATCATCTACTTGTGATATTGATAGTGGTTCGTCCATTAGTTTGTCAATGTCAATTTCGCCTTGCCCGTCGAATGTATTGAAATAATACAATTGCTTGCCTCCATACTTATAGAACATAATAAGATGTTGGAGCATTGTAGACATTGGAATTTTTTCTTCATCATAAAACACAGGATTGTAACTTGTGTTTACTGAAATGCCTTGGTCAATATACTTTTGTAAAACTGCTACGATCTTTAGGTAACCTTCAGGAGATGTTTGATCCCATAGCAATTCATATTTGTTTTTTAGTTTGTGGATTCCTGGCACAACTTGTTTTAGTACACCGTGCTTTGACTGTTTGATTGATACCAGTGAACGAGGCGGTTCAATGCCGTTAGTACTGTTACTGATTTGTGCAGATGTTTCTGCTGGCATAAGAGCCATTAGTGTAGAGTTACGAATACCATATTCTTTCAAGTCAGCACGTAATCCATCCCAATCTTGTCGCTCTTGGTGTGTAACCAATTCATCTACATCAATTTTACGTGTATCAATTGGTAGAATACCACTATGATATTTTGTTTCATCTGAACCTGTACAAGCACCTTGTTCTTTTGCAAGTTCAACACTTGCTTTAATTAGATAATAACTCCAGGCTTCTGCCCATTCATCAATCATATCCAAGTTTGGATCGGTGTATGTCATATCATTCTTTGCCATCCAATATGCAAAGTTAATAATACCAACGCCAACAGGTCTACGCTTCAATGTAGATAATTCAGCGGCTAGTACTGGATAACGCTGATAATCAAGTAATGCATCAATACCACGAACTGCTAAACGTCCAACACGTTCAAAATCAGTGAGTGTTTTGATATTGCCCCAATTAATTGCTGCCAGTGTACACAATGAAATCTCACCATCAGGATCATTTAGATTGTTCAATGGTCTAGTAGGAAGATTAATTTCTTGACACAGATTTGATTGGCGAACTGGTGCAATCTCTTGAACGAATGAACTGTGTGTATTAGCATGGTCAACATTCATAAGATAAATTCGACCAGTATTCTTACGTTCATTCATAAATGCTGAAAATAGTTCACTTGCCGAAATAGATTTTTGTCTAATAGAACTGTCATTCTCTGCCAATTCATACAACCGTTTAAATTCGTCCTGGTCATTAAAGAATGATTCATACAAACCTGGAACATCTGCTGGTGAGAATAACGTAATATCACCACCAGTCATTAGACGCTCGTACATAAGTTTGTTGAACTGAACACTATAATCTAGGTGACGAACTCGATTATCTTCTGTGCCTTTGTTGTTTTTCAGAACAAGTAAATCTTCTACTTCTAAGTGCCACAGTGGATAATGTAGAGTTGCAGCGCCGCCACGAACACCGCCCTGCGAACATGATTTTACACTTGCTTGGAACATTTTATAGAATGGAATGACACCAGTGTGCGTAGCATCGCCATTTCGAATTGGCGAATTGATAGCACGAATACTACCAGCGCCAATACCGATGCCTGCTTTTTGTGAAACATACTTCACAATAGCACCTGATGTTGCTGTTATTGAATCAAGAGAATCTCCTGTTTCGATAACAACACAACTACTAAATTGACGCTGTGGCGTTCTGACACCAGCCATTACAGGAGTTGGCAAACTAATGTCAAAATTACTCACGGCATCATAGTAGTCTTTAACCCATTTCATACGGGTATCTTTTGGGTAGTTAGAAAAAAGAGTAGCAGCGATAAGAACATATGCAACTTGTGGGGTTTCATATAATTGTTTTGTAGCACGATTTTGAGCAAGATACTTACCACGGAACTGTTCCATACCCACGTAGGAGATATTAAAATCTCTTTCGTGTTTCACAAAGCCGTTGATTTTTTCCCATTCATCTTCGTCATATGAACCCAATAGTTCAGAATCATAAAATCCATCAATAGTGTTTTTCTCTACTATCGCTTTTACATGCCACGGGTCAAATGCGCCGTACACCTCTTTTCGAATATGATAATTGATAAGATTTCCAGCAACCCATTGGTAGTTGGGGGTTTCCTCACTAATCAAATCAGATGCAGATTTAATTAATGTTTCTTGAATCTCTGCACTTGTTATGCCATCATAAAATTGAATATGTGACTTAATCTCTACTTCACTGGGCGACACTCCAGCAATACCGTCACACGCAAAAAATACAACCTTATGCATTTTATCAAGGTCTAATTCTTTTTTAGTGCCGTCTCTTTTTGCTACCTTAATTACCATTTATTCTCTTCTCCGAAATTGCAATGTATTTACTTATTTTTAAATTTCTTTAATATCTATTGTTTATGTCTGCATCTTCCATACCAGCAACTCTTAATTTAATTATATTACTAAGTTGGAAATGCTTTATTTCAAATCCTTTAGTAATACCTTGAAATTTATTTCTCATTAATGCAACCTGATTAATCAGTTCAGATATTGCAACAACTTCTGCTTCGCCGTCTGAATATTTTTCAGCATCCCTACTTGATAATGCTTTGTTATAGTTTTCTAAGTATTTACGTAGATATTCGCTCCGCTTTTTTCTTAGTTGTATATTTAGATGTTCTAGTATTGCTTCTATTTCTTGCAACTGCCCAAACCTATGTTCAACATATCCGGGAAGTTGAGTAGATGCCTTTTCTATATTACCAGTTACTTTGACTTCTGTTTTTGCTTCTGCAAGTTCATCTTCAAAGTGGTCTAGAAAGGCTGGAATATTATTCCAATCAGCAACTATCTTACTATACCAATTCATCCTTCATACTCATCCCATTCATCATCCCATCCATCATCGCTATCATCATCTACGAAATAACGATCAAATGCAGTTTGAAGAATTTTATCATCCTCCGCCATTTCGAATATTTCATTTTTTCTAATACCAAATTCATCACATACTTTAATTAAGCGTTCTGCGGCTTCCATCTTTTCCTTTGCAGGAATAAAAGATTTAAGTGTGCCCCACACATCAAGTAATATCTCCGTATCGCCGGTTGCCATAAATTATCCCTCATATATTGCTGAGTTAGCACCATGTTCTGCACATTCAGCTTTAACGCAGTAACATCTATTATCAGTTAGTTCACGAACTAGGTTATCTGCAAAATTAAATGCGTGTTCTGCAAACTTTTCTGCTCCAACACCATCGAACAGTGTAAGTTCTGCGAGACCTGCTGATTCTAGTTCAGTTAATTTATACAACATTGGATCAGCCCTGTCAACAACTACTTTGTGGTCAAAACTATCTTCCAACCATTTCTTTAGTGGCTTCAGTCCACCGAAATCCACTGCCCAATTACGATGGTCTAGATCATCGCATCCAAATGTAAATTTGAATGCGAGACTATACCCGTGTAAAAAACGACAGTGTGAATGATCAGCATGTGGTTGCCTAAACACAGCAGAAAGACCAATATTATGTCCATAACACTTAGTAGAGTAGTACTTAGCCATTTCTAAACCTCATTAACTTCTGAGTTTTCGTCATGGACAATCTCTCCGTTTGAATCAACTTCTAATGCTTCAAGTCCATTAACTTCTGCATCTAAGTCTTTGTTGTTCCAATCATTAATAACAATATCTAATTTTTCATCACTCCAATTCTTGCGAAACTCAATAATTTCTTCACCAGATTTGGTCATATATTTGAGCCTATTACCTTGCTTTACAAGCAAACCTTTTGCTTCAAAAAATTCAATTAGTCCTGAGTATGGAGACATACCAGTTTCATATGGAATTTCTACTTGTACACTTTCAAATGGTTTTGAATATCGTGTTTTTACAACTTTACATGCAGCACGAATACCATGTACTTTAGATGTCTTTACACCATCCGCATCTGTTTTCAATTTGAGTTTGCGCATAGCAATAACAATTGAAGATGCGTAGATAAAGCCTTGACCACCACTAATCTTATCATCTGGATCAAACATATCTTGTGATGCATACGTATGGTTTGTTGCAATCATACCAACATTAAAGTCGCCAAACATATTAACACAATTACGAACAAGTGCAGAAAGTGCTTTAGGCTTACGTCCCATATCACCTTTCATATCGCCTTTTTCAAACTGATTTACATCAGTGGGTGTTAACATCATACCGAGACTATCAAGTACAAAGAGAACTTTCGGACGTTCTTCGTCAACTACATCAGTATATTCTTTACGATAGTCTGTCATAAAGTCTGAAATGATTTTAGCAACATCATCAATCATAGCTACATTCAATTTTAGTAACTTATCATCTTCTGTGCTTACGTTCAATGCATGTAGCCAACTTTCATCTAGTGCGTTCTCACTATCGATTAATACAACAAAGATACCTTGATCTTGTGCGTTCTTAATGATATTACCAGATGCAATGTAAGATTTGCCTGCACCCGACTCTCCTGCAAGAACAGTTACTTTACCAAGTGGAATACCTTTGTGAAAATCATTAGAGATTAACTTGTTTAGACAGTAGTTACCTGTAGAAATCCATGTATCCGGATCTCGAAATCCCATGGACATACCTGGGACCGCCTTCGTAATACTCTTACGAAATTTTGAAGCATCAAATGCTTTAGCCATATTAGACTCCTAATAAAAATGTATGGGGTAGGAGAGCAATTATTGCTCTCCTGTTTTTATATACGATCTACTATTAATCAGTTTTACGATTACGGATCATTGCAAGAATATCAGATGCATCTGCGCCTGCATTGCTATTAGATTCTGCGGATGGGGCAGGATCTGCTGCGACTGGTGCTGCTACTAGAGCAGGTGCTGCTTCGACTTGTGGAGTGGGAGCAGGTGCAGTCTCTTGTGCCTGTTGTGGCTGACGCGGTTGCGAACTTGATGTCCCATTTGGTGCAGCGCCTTCAGGAACATCTACGCCATATGGACGATAGTAATTTCCCCAACGCATTGGATCATACAACTCACCGTCTACTGACGCTTCAAACATTTCCATGATTACTCGTAGTTCATCATCAGATGGACGCTTTGGCATAAAATCGTTCAGATTATACAATCCGTGAGTATCAATTGATTGACGTTCTGCTTCATTCAAGGAACGCTCTTTGCGCGCCCAGTTTGAAGTTGAATAGTCAGCATATTGACCTTTTTGTGTTTTGACTAGTCGGAAATCTGTACCTGCATCATAATCAGTTGGTAGATTTTCCATATCTGGATCCATCAATGCTGATTTTAACAGTTTAAAAATTTGCGGACCGATAACAAAACGACGGATAGGATTTTCTGGAGTTTCTTCATTCATTGGATCTGTAACTACAAATCCTTGAAAAATATATGAACGCTTTTTCCAGTACTTACGTCCCAAGTCTTCCATTGATGGATCTTTGAACCATGGACGAATTTCTGCGTGTACGGGACAAGTATCGCCCCACATTTCAATGCAAGGGACTTGTACTGTAATGGGCTTTTGTTCGCCACCAACAATGCCTGCGAAAGGCATTTTGATTACTTGACGTTCACGCCAAAAGAATACGTTATCAGGTGATTCATCAGGTAAGAACCTAATTACGGCAGTGCTATCATTATCCATATTCCAGAATGGATAGATTGCATCTGTGCCGCGTGATTGATTTGTCTTTGTTTCTGCTTTGTTGTCTTGTGCAAGAAGTTTTGCACGGATTTCTGCTAGTGTTGCCATTTTAATTTTCCTTTATATTAGCCTTATTAGCCATGTTAGATTTATATTAGCTTTAGTTGTGATATGCATCATCCTCTCTAGAGCATATATACATATTACAGTATTTATTTATCATTGTCAAGCAAAAAAGGGGACATAAGCCCCCTTTTTAAAATAAATTTTTATTAAATTTTTAGTCGAAATTATTGAATGGTTTGAATGCTTCTGATAGCATATCATCCATTTTATCTTCAATTGTAGTTTCTACAACATCTTCTGATACTTCAGAATTTGATATTTTTACAATTCTTGCGCCCAACTCAAGTGCTTCTCTCGCTACAGTTTGTGGTGACAGTTTTACTTGTTCAGCAATATTTCTTAAAAATACAGATAATTCTGCTGCACGGTCATTACTTCTATCCCGCCTACGATTGTCATCACACGATTCAACCTGTATTCTATTAGCCAAGTCTGAAAACGTCTGTGATAAACTAGGAGTTTCATTATCTTCATCTAATTCTGTTTTCTTAATGCCACTAATATCAATATTACTATCACGGAACATAATAGTATTAACTGGCGAACCGTCTTCATTACATGCTTCAATAATATTTTTAACACGTTCTACTTGATTTGTTTTTTGTTTTTCTGTTTCTGTTGTATTAGCACGGTGTATAAGAGGTAAAATGTCTGTTAATTTTTCTTCAAATGTTGACTTAGTAAATTTTTGAACGTAATCATTTACTGTTTCTTCTGAAATTTCATCTGCGATCTTTTCTTCATTTAGTGCTATAGATTCTACAAATGCTGTATAACCTTTAGGTCCTTGAATTCGTTTGATACTCTCTTTAACTGATTCTATTTGTCTTTTTACATTAAGTACCACATCACGGTTAGTTTCATTGACTAATCCCTGCTTGTTTACAATGTTCATAAATTCTTTTAATTTTACTAGTGTATTAGTTTGCTCAACAATTGCTTCGCCTACTACAT